AAACAACAAACATTTGATCCACACGGAGTAGAGATAGATTATGGTGTAATAGATCATTGGGATAATGAAGCAGATGGATTAAAAGGGGATCAAGACGCATTAAATGAGTTTTATCGTCAATTCCCTAGAACTGAAGAACACGCATTTAGAGATGAGACTGGAAATAGTTTATTTAATCTAGTTAAAATATATGAGCAGATAGATTTTAATGAAGGAAATAGAAACTCATCTGTATTAACTACTGGAAATTTTCAATGGACTAATGGAGTTAAAGATACCCAAGTTGTTTTCAACCCAGATCCAGGTGGTAGATTTAAAGTAAGTTGGGTTCCAGAAATAAAACTACAAAATAACGTTATATTAAAAAATGGCGTAAAATATCCAGGCAATGAGCACATGGGAGCATTTGGCTGTGACTCGTATGATATATCGGGAACAGTAGATGGTAGAGGATCGAAAGGAGCACTACACGGTTTAACAAAATTCTCCATGGAAAATGCTCCAGCTAATACATTTTTTTTAGAATATGTAGCTAGACCACAAACTGCTGAGATATTTTTTGAAGACATATTAATGGCACTAGTATTTTACGGTATGCCAATATTAGCAGAAAATAATAAACCAAGATTATTATACTATTTACGTAGAAGAGGATATAGAGGATTTAGCATGAATAGACCCGATAAAGTTTGGAACAAACTGTCAGTTGCGGAAAGAGAAGTTGGGGGAATACCAAACTCAAGTGAAGATATAAAACAAGCTCACGCTGCTGCAATTGAAATGTATATCAATGACCACGTTGGATTATTACAAGATGGTACTTATGGTACAATGTATTTTAATGAAACATTAATTGATTGGTCTAAATTTGATATAACAAAAA